GCACATCACACTGTTAGGATGATTGGGATTCGCGCTATCTGGCCATTCAGGGACGACGAACTCATTGCATTTAGGACACCACAATGCGCCTCTTGCCTGGGATCCCTCCATGTAGTCAATGTCTATGCCGTGTTCGGGGATGGATGGATTCGACAGTGCTATTTCCCACTTGTGTTTCATCGACTGTAGGCGCCCACGTGACGCAGCTATTCCTTCAGGGTCCATTGGGTCTTTCTCGTCATGGATTACCATCCCCGCTGAGAACTCAATCAGACTCTTTGGAGATGCAGCACCACGGAAGTTCAGCGGCTGTCCCCATCCCATCTTGAGCCCGACGCTATCTGCGTCAAATCCTTCTGCTATATATGGGGAGTTGACGATGAACGGATTGAATCTCGACGTTACGAATTTACCCAGCTGATGCTCAGTAGGCATCATGTAGAGGACTGGCTCGCGCTTGATGTCCATGAACCAGAACGCTGTAACGATTGCCATGAAGGTCCAGCCTGTCTGTACGCATTTCATTACGACTATCTTGCCACCTGGCACTGTGAGTTTAGCAATCTCCATGAATGGTTCGTAGAGGAACCACATATATCGTTCGGGATTGAAAATAGAATACGTGAAGCCATCCTCCATAACTAGGTAGGAATGGCCCCACGAATACGGATTCTGTCCAGCCCTGCTTCGGACAGCTTCAATCGCCGCTTTTCCTGAGAACTTACCGTTTGCTACGCTGGATCCGTTTGACATCTCTTGCGATCGCCTTCCTAATCTGATCCGCTACTGATGTTCTTTCGCCAAGTGTCCGCAGCCTCTTCACTTCGCCTTCGTAGATAGCGATATGTTCCTTTGGCACAGTTGTCGTTGTCCGTTTCATGTCTGGTGCTACGGCCATGTCTACTCCTTCACAGTTTCTTCCCGCAGAACGGGCAACACGTCATTCGGCTTTTTAGATGGTCGGCTAGTACCCACATGCTACCATCACGGCAGTTGTCATTCCCGCCGAATACGCCCTTCATAACCATCTTTGCAAACCGTTCGCAGCATGGTCGTGGTGGTGTCTTGAACTCATCCTTTTCCTCGCGTTTAGCCTCGCACTCTGGGCAAATTCCGCTCGACACGTTCCACCCTTCACGTCCGCATACTAGGCAGTAACGCACAACAGGTATGACTCCAATAGGAGGCAATAGTTCCCTAAGTTTCTCAAGCACCTTGTCACGAGCAATCGAAGCCGACTTACTGATATCACCAAGGTCACGCAGGAGCTCGCCCTTGTTGATCGTGATCTTGACGTGTATATCGCCAATTTGTCCCTTTGGCACAGTAGGTTCTTCAAATGTTCCATCTTTTCCCATAACCTTGACTACCTTGCAGGCCATGGTTTCACCATTCGTAGTGATAATGACCTCATCGCCAGGTATCGTATTTCTCATAACCATGTTATCCTCCCATGCAGCATCCTCCTGCAGCGTTCGCAGGAGGTATGCCGCCATCTTTTACAGCTTCGATGCTACTCGACAAAAGGTAGCTCTGGATTAAGATACCCGTCCAGCTTGGCTATCAGTTCGATGCCTGCTATCACAGCGTCATGATCTCCCAGCTTCTCTTTCTTGTCAGCCAGGACGGTTCGCAGTTGCATGATCTCAAGGCCAGTCAACGGCAATGCGTTCTGCGCCTTCAGCGTTGCGATGAGAATCTCCAGCCTGTCGATCTCTTTTTGAAGCTCGTATGGAGTCTTCTCCGTCTTCACTTCTTCCGTTGTTGCTTCAGTTGTAATGTTTCCTTCTTCCTTAGCCACGTTCACGCTCCTTATCGCGGTGCTGGTTGAGGTGGAGTCTCTGTCTCGTTCATGAGACCAAGGAAATACGTAGTAGCTACGACTCCGTACTCTTCTGGCGAGAGTTCATCCAGCTTCTCATAACTCATGAAAGTCTCTGGATTATCCTCCATATCCACAGCCCACGCCTTGAATGCCGCCTTCAGACCTCCAACGGTTGTTTCGATCTTCTGCTCATCATTCATGTTCACGCTCCTTTTGCTTCTTCACGCTCCAGATACTGCTTGACCGCTTCGATCAACACGTAGTTGAACGATCGATCCTTCTTCGCGCCGACCGCAATCATTCGCTCGATGTATCTCTCTTTTACTTTCCCCTGCGGCACATAGAGAGTCGCCGTCTCCATCAATTGCTTTGCCATCCCAACCATCTCCATTTCCGCATTAAGTGTAACAGGTGATGCACATAAGAGCAATAACCAGTTTCACAGATACCCCCGGCGCTGAGCGCAAATCTACGCTCGATAATCATTGAGGTGATAGTCGCCGGGGGATTGTGATTCATTTCTTTGGCCTGATCGTGATGATTACCTTGTTACCACTAGGATCCTTTTCGTAGTTGCGCCACCCATCTACTGGATCAACTTCCTTGATACCATATTCTGCATTGATCTCAACGTCACAGGTTGCGCCAAGAGCATCAGTCAGCGTTGATACTGCTGCGGCAATCTTCAAATCGCGTTCCTGATTAGACGAGAGATACAAAACATTTGTCATTTCCGATGCCGCAGAATCAATCTTCGTCTGATCCCATTCCATCATGCCTCCTTCATATCTCGTATCGCAGCAGCACATTCTTCTGGGCAAACAATTTCCTTCACCATCTGTTCACACGTCTTCGCGCACTCCTCGATTGTATCGTTGAGGCCAGCGCGGGTGTTCCAGGCGGCGATTGCCGCCACTTCATTGTCCTGATATCTGGCGTTCTCCATCATCAGATCTGATTCTGCCCCACACTGAGTGCATTTGATCACAACCCAAGGACATCCTGGCTCAATGATTGCTTTGGCAAAGGCACCACAAAACGGACACTGCTTCAGCTTCTCAGACATCACAGCCTCCCCAACGCATCGAACGCCATCAGCAACCAAAAGAACATCACTAGACAGATCGCTATGTTTACGCCTTCATCATTCATTGCTTGACCTCCTCGATCATCTTGACAAGCGCAGCAGATAGTTGTGCTGGAGTAGCTGTGATGTACTTCCAGAAATTAGCCTCGCCCTTCTCCATCTTGAGAACGTCGCGCAAGTAGAATACGAACATCACAGCTTTATCGTGTCCATGCTTATAGATCTCGCTGAATATACCACTATCACCGTGCCATAGCGTGATGTCTGTGTCGGGAGACCAAGGACGGTAGCTCGCCATCTTCCCACCAACTTGTTCGGTTATGTATCCAACCGAAAACAACTCTCCGCCGTCTGGCTTCAATACGATGTCTCCGACTTCCAGATTGCCTAAATCGCTATCGGCTTCCTTCGCTCTAAGCCACTCTGCTATCCTCTCGTTGTTCGTCATTTGAGCTCCTTCACCATCCCTCCCTTGCATATCTTCATCTCAAGATCGCTGCTTGTGAGCTCTGCTCGAGCCGTCGCTGTCATCCGCGCTTGTTTCTCCATTGTCGATACATCGATGACTCCAATATCAAGATCTGTGACCAGCCAGCCCGGATACTTCGCGTGGAATTGACTCGTAATGATGTGCAGAGTTTCCCTGATCTCAACTTCGAGAGATTCCTTTGCCTTCTTAATCTCTTTCGGAGCTCTAGGCTTCGCCATGCCGTCGCCTCCAACTGTCAAATTCCTTCTTCGGCATAGCTATCGTCAATCCAGATGACATCGCGCCAGAGTTCACAATCTTCTCCTTGATCCCAAATCTGCTTCGAACACGCCACCAACGGATAGGATTCTTTCGTCTGCCTTCCCATGCAGCATGTATGAGTTCTGAGTCATCATGTGACAAATACTCCTTTGCAACTAAGACTCTCATTTCCGCCAGTCCGTTATACACTTCTTGCAGATGACACGTCGCCTAAACCCTATGAATTGCTCTCCGCAGACACAGCACCGATTCGTGTAGTTGCCATGTGGTTTCTTTGTATCTTCTTCCCAGTCACGTGCTCCTAGTGCTGGTCCCTCTGCTGTCTTAGGCATCTTCACACTCCTTTTTAGGCAGGAGGGACGGCGCGGGCTCTCTTCCTACGCCGCCCTCCTTGGAGGTTGTCGACTCATTCCATGGCGTG